TTTAGTCGTTTAAGGGGTTATTATGTTCATAATGTAATACCATTAATCCAATCACAAAAGTTATTAAACCGCCTATTATAGCGCACAATGCAAAAGGATAGTTGCAATTTCTAAATCTGTTTTTTAAAGTTTCTTTGCCGGAAAAGAATATTAATATAATTCCTATCAGTCCGAAAATTAGCCAAATGTAAATCATAGTTTTTTAGTTTTAGTTTTATGCCAAAATATGCCTTTAGGTGACTTCGGAAATATGAAAATTAAAATAAAGATAATTAACAAAATCCAAAATATAATTAATAATATTGTGATAAGTAGTTTCATTATTTGTTTCTTATGTCAAATTCAATTTTCTTTAATTTTTTGTATGCTTTTACGCTTATACTTTTTTGCTCTTTCCATTGTAAAGAGTTTGAATAATCATAGTTAGGAACGTCAACTTTTTTAACTCTATATTCCCTTAAATTAGATTCTGCTAAAATGGATTTTTCAACTTCGAGAGTTACCATTTCATGATACATATCTTCAAGCCTACTCATCTTTATATTTTTTATGTTCTTTTAGTTTTTCTAATTGGGCTGGATTGACTTCTATTTTTTGGTTATCAATATAAACAAATCCACCTTTATAAATCTTTCCATTCCATTTATTATCAACTTCATCAGCCATTAATTCTCTGCTAATGGATTCTTTTTGTTCTTTTTGAGGTGCTTTAGTTGAACTTTGGCTGTCAAAATCTTCGTTATTATCTTTGATTCCATAAATTGACATTAATAAGTATCTTTCTGAATAAGTTAATGCACCACCCATATTTTGAGTTGCGTTTGCGTTTGGTATTGCTGGCTTATCAGTTGACATAATAAAAACAGCATTATCACACTTTTCAGATACGCTAATAACTGTTATTTGTACTATTAAGCCTAACTCCGTTCTAAGCAAATCAACTTTATTGTAAAGCCCTGTAAACAAACAAGCATCATAAACTAATTTATCAACTTGCTCAGGCGTGTAATAATTAAAGTGTTTGTTTTTCCCTTCTTTTTTCAGGTTAGATTTTTTTATTAACTCTTTTGATTCTTGTATTTTTTTATAGATTTCCATAATTATAATTTGATTATTTGTTTATTTTTTAATGCTGTTCTGATATTTTTAATGGTGCAGAATTTAATATCATCCCCTTTTAATCCTATAACCGAGCTATCTCTGTCAAACTCTGTTAATATTTCACCCTCCACAACGGGGCAAACGCTCCCGATATATCCTGTTATTAATGATTTATATTTCATTGTTTTAATTTTCCAAATTCATTTCTTGTTAAATCAGTAACTCTTGCATCATTGTCGTATTTATCACGAAGTTCTTTTGCGATTTGCTTGGCTTCGTTTTCGCATTGTTGGTCGTTGTCGCCATTAACGTAATATTCCATTTTTGCTACTTTTCTCATTAGTTTTCTTTTTTACAGTTTTCACAAAAATAATATCCTGTGAATATTCCTTTGTGATAATCTTTTGCTTCTTCCACGTTTTCAATTTCATCTCCACAATCATCGCAGAAAATTGTTTCTCTTTGCTCGTCCTCTGGAGCGTATTGGATTAATCCGTTATCGTTAATTATCATTTGATTTTCCATAATTTTAATTTAAATGGTTAATTACACATTCGTAAACAAAACCACTATCTTTATTGATTTCGTTTAGTTGTTCTTCTGTCATAGGTTCGCCATCGAGGTCAGCACTTTCAATAAAAGCATCAACGTAATCCGGGCAGTCCCATTCAAGTATATCAGATACTTCGATATTATCAATTTTTTTGTAGTCTATAATTTTACTTGAGTTTAGCTTTTTAATAGATTTATCCATTAAATCAACTATTGGATTCATATCGTATTTTTCCATAATTTTGGTTTGTGGTTTGTGGCTTTTGTCACCCCAAATTTCATCAGTTGATTTATCTGAATTTTCATCAATTACAAATTTGTCTAAATTTTCAGCTACAAAATTAGTGAAATAATTTTTTAATTTGCGATCCCATTCCCAACCTATTTCTATACACATATTTTCTAATTTCTGCATTGCTTCCTGACTGCCTGAAAATAAATCCCATTTTCTTGCTACTTCTGAATAAGTTAAAACTACTTGTCCGATTCCTGTGTCAATTGTTAAATTTTCCATTTTTTTAGGGTTTTTGATTAGTTTAGCGGCTATGGAGAGAATTGAACTCTCAAAGGCTATCATCTTCCTGCTCTTTCGATTCCGTGCAGCAAGCCGGGTCCTTAGTTTAAAAATATTTTAGCAGACCATCCTTCACCACCCATTGCACCCGTGTAAATAAGTGTAATTGCTTTTTTAGATGCTCTCCAATTAAAAGGCTCAAGAGACCGTTTCTTATAACCTCTGCAATTTTCGTAAAAGTAATCTCTCACGGGCATTTCACCTATTCCGACCTTTTCAATAAAATCAACAATATTTGCAGCATATAATTCGCCTTCAATTGCATTAATGGTTTTTAAATCTAAGTTATCATGATTCATATTTACAAATACGTCTTGTTCATCAAGATCGGTTTCAACTGTAAATCCTTCAATAATTAGTGTTTTCATGGTTTTTGTCTTTGTTTCAATATTGTAAAAGTACAAAAAAAAGTGAGTGTATACAAGTAAAATCCTTATTTATATTGTATATATATTCAGTGTATATGTATGGCTGTAAACAGAAAAGCCCCGAATTAACGAGGCTAAACTGAACCAAAATTATGAAAGGAGGTTAAGCCCCCCACGCTTTTAACTGAAATATAATACCGCCTCTGTTAATCTTCTTAAAAGTAAACCTCTTAATTTTTCACCGCCGGCATTTATCCATTTAATAAATTCGCCTGCAATTTCTAAATTATCAGGGTTTTCTTTGATTTTTTTTAGTAGTGTTGAACTTTGTAGGTTTCCTATGCCTAAATTGAACGTAAAGCTCACCAGAGCGTCATATTGATTTTGATTGATAGATAGTGCGAGTTTGTCAATTTGTGCCTCAAATCGCTTTAAATCGTCTTTTAATAATCTGATTGCGTTTGCTTCTGAAATAACCATTCCATTATCAACATTTTCAGTATGGCCAAAACCGATTGTCTTAACTCCCGCTTCGCATTTATAAGCTATTAATTTACAGCTTTCAAAATGTTTGATTAGATTAATTCCTTGCTCTGATATTTTCATTCAAGCGATTTTGGATTTTTTAATTGTTTTGAAAATTCCTTTGATTATACATGCCAATCCGTCAAAAATGTCTTTTTCTCCGGCATCATTAATAAACGGAATATTAATTACCAAGTCCAAATAATCACATGCCTCATCAATAGATTGATCGTATTGTTCTTCAATAATTACTATATCAATTAACTCACGTAATTCTGTTTGGTGTGGTTCGGGTATTTTTGAACCAAAACGGTCATCAATTGTTCTTATTGCAAATGTAAACGCCGTGCCATCGAATGGCTCAAACATACCTGCACTGATAAGGTCGTCAAGATAAGTTCCACCTATCTTTTTTTCTGCTTTTCTGCTTAAAATTCCTTTTTCCATTTTTGAATTGTTTTAAATTGTTTTTAATAATGTTTGATTTCTCGCTTGCATCTTGCAAACTACTGTTTATTGAGAATTTAAATTTAAAATTCTTTGTTAATTTCTTAAACCATTTTTTCATTCGCCGAAAAATATAGTAATTGCTTTACCTGCTAATCCACACAAAGCGCAAATGATACCGATTTTTGGCATCCCTAATTGGATAAATAAAGCACTACCCGCACTTCCAACTGAAACCAATGCCGTTCCTGTTTTACGTATCCATTTAGGAGTTGGCTTCTTTACTTGCTTTACTCCTACTTTTACCGCCTTAACCTTTTTTTTTATTTCTTTTAGTTTCATGCTTAAAATATTTTTTTAATTTCAGATAAATTATCACAATTAAGTAAACAGAAGTCAGTAAAGCAACCACTATTCCTAAAATATCCTGTACCCTTACTAATGTAATTAATGATACTATATAACCTGCTATAAGAGTTAATGTATCTTTTAAACCTTCTGTATTCATTTTATTTATATTTTATAACTTGTACCCAATCAATTTCCATACCTGAAGGATAAAAACCTAAATTTTCAAATTTAGACTTACCACATCTTTCACTTTGACAAACAGATAAAATCAAATGCTGTTTGTTAGTCGGGATACCTCTTTTCTCTACCTTTGTGATAACTCCGTTAATCCTCCAAATAACCTTATAAGGTGTAAACTCTATTTCGTAAACATAAAACTCCTCAGAGGGCTTAAAATTAGAACTGGACATACTATTGTTTAAGGTTGATCTCTTACCTAACTTCTCTCCATAATCATAACCCCAATGATGGATGTTAGATATTTTATTACAATGCTGTCCGCAAGTTTCAAGAATGTCTATCTCCGGCATACCATTATCTCCAAAAGTCCATAAGGCACTTCCTATGCCATCTATGCTACTTACTTTTGCTTTGATACGGAAAATACCATGTTTGATATAAAAATTAGAATATAATAAACCACGTGTAGGACAAGCTAAATCATCGTTCCAATCAACAACTAAATTAAGTTTATGGTTTTTAATAAAAACTCTATTAAGATCGCTTCCTGGATATACTCCGTAATGTTCCCATGGAAGTCCATTTCTCCATGTTTTATTCTGAGATATTTTACCAACAGATAAAGTTTTAAAAGGATCGTAAATAAAAGAATTACTTTTATCATAAGTGGGTTCTTTTGAAACACCAAATATATAAAACTTAGTCTTATAATAAATATTCCTTAAAGTAATCATTTTATTCTTATTCTTTGCCATTATGTTAATTTATCCAGTTAATTTTTTCTTTTATAATTTGTCCGAGCGATTTTCCTAAAAACCAAGCTAATCCATATTGCCACCCAATAATAAAAAACCCTGCTAAGATTGCAATATTTTTTATGAATTGGAAAAGGTGTTCGCCGTCCGTTACGAAAACCAGAACAGTTGAGCTTAAATAAAACCTTTCAATGTATTTAGGATTAAATCCGAAATAATACCAATGTCGCTTTTCATTTAAAATAAGATGGTCTCCAATATCTAATTTCCATTTATTTTTCCATGAAATATCAGCATTTAGAAATGGTCTTTCACCTTTCCAATTACTTTTTATGCTTTCATCTTCTAATTCGTTGAATAAAAGATAAATTAATGCAAATATAAATATTAAAAAATATATCATTTCAATAATATTTTATATTCTTCAGTTAAAATAAAACCCTTTTCATTTACCACTTCTTCAATATCAGTGGCTTTTAAATCAAACCAAAATTCCTTATATTCAAACATCGTGGTTTCTTCTCGTTGTACTTCTTCTATATCGAAGCGAATTAGTATCCCGCCTTGTGTTTTTTCGACTAACAAAGGGCTGTTGTTGCTTTCGCTCTTTCTGTATTTGTGTGGTTCCATTTTGTTTATGTTAATGAATAATATTTATTTATTTTTCTTATAGTTGTTACAAATGGTATTTCGTCCTTATACTTTTCAATCTGGTCAATCAAAACATTACTTCCTGTAAATATTACATGCTTTTTATCATTTCTTTTAATTTGCAATGTAAGATATTTTTCAGATTCAAATTTGCTGTTTTTAATTGTATGTCCAATAATCTCAACTTCTTCATTAATTACATCAATAATACTTATTTTATCGCCATCAAGTATAGTTTCTTTTGCAAAATCTGAAAAATTTTTCATGCTATTTTTCTTAAAGGATTATTAATTTTTTGCTCTTTGCAAGTATGTTTTATTATCCAACAAATTTCTTTATCAAAATATTTATTTTGTAGATTTTTGCAATTACCATAATTAAACCATCCGTAATAGCTCATCATACTATTTACGATTTCCGTCCATTTAAGTCTATCGTGTCTTTTAATTATCCGGCTAATGGTTTTTACAAACTTTTGTTTTATTGTTTTTCGCAATAGTGTGTAGCCGTGAAAAAAGCGATACCCTAAAAAATCAATGCCCCTTTTATCGACCGGAAATACTTGCCAGTTTTCTTTTAGTCGTAATTTTAAATTGTTGTTTAGGTATATTTCTATTTCGTTTTTTAACTGATGAAGAAACTCTTTATTTTTATGGAGTATTACTATGTCATCACAATAGCGAAAATAGCACTTTACTTTAGATTTAAAATAATGGTCAAGACCTGTTAAATATAAATTACCAAAATACTGACTTAAATAATTTCCTATTGGAACTCCTTTTGTGCTATCAATTATTTCATCTAATAACCAAAAAAGATTTTTATCTTTAATTTTTTTTCTGATTACTTTTTTAAGAATTTCATTATCAATAGAAGGATAATATTTTTTGACATCCATTTTTAAACAATATTTTGTGTTTTCTTTATCAAAAAGAGCTTTTTTAATTCGCTTTACTCCATCATGAATACCTCTGCCTTTTATAGATGAATAAGTATCTCTAATTAATGACTTAAACCAAATAGGCTCGAGAATTTGAATTATAGCATGATGTATAATTCTATCAGGATAATAAGGGAGTTTGTATATTTCTCTTATTTTGCCGTTATCTGTTTTCTTTGTCATTATTTTATATTCAGAGTTTTTATAAGTTTTATTTTTAAGCATATCCTGTATTTGTTTAAAATACTTCTCTGGATTTTTATCTACCATTCGCACTTCTTTATAATGCTTTTTCTTTTTACTTGCGTTTTTATGAGCCAACTCAATATTAGCTAAGTCATAAATCTTTTCATATAAATATCCAAACCTTTTCATTTTGCTTATTTCACCTCCAACCTTTCGAGAATTAACCTACTAAACTGAATGAGGCATTGCTTTTTGTTTTGCCAGAAGCAGGGTTTTTACGCCAAAAATATTTTTTTAAAAATAAGCATAGCTGCGCGCTGATATTCGTATTATCGTTACCTGTAGAATTGTTAACGTTAAGTGCAAAAACGCCCCCATTCGAACTGTTATTCGAATTCGTGCCAACCAAAACCACCCGAAAATCTTGACATAAAAACCTAAATATCGTCATTTTTTATCTTTTTATTTTTTTAAAAGCAAAGCCGCGCGCCGATACTCGTATTATCGTCACCCGGCGAATGGCGAACGCAAAGCGCAAAAACGCCCCCAGCCGAACCGTTAGCCGAATGCGCGCCAACCAAAACCACCCGAAAATAATCCCTATCACTCACTGAATATTGATAATATTTATCGCATATCTCTTCTGTTGCAGTTCCGCCTCCTGAACTAGGAATAAATCCTGTTACATCTTCAAT